GAATTCAAATCTTGGGAAGAAATGTCTGTGTTGGAACAAATGCAGTGTCAGTACTGGGACATGTACAAGGATGCGTATGGTATGCGTCCTCGTGGCATCGATACTTCCAGCTGGACAGAAGCTGAATTCCTCAACGTGTTTGAACAGCTGGATGAAGTGATTCAGCGTGAGGAAGAACAGCGCAAGATCAACGAAACCGAAGCAGCTGTGCGATTCGAAGCGCAGATCGATTCTTTGATCGCTGCTGGCGCAGTGTCACGTGATGCTGCACTCAAGTGGATTCACGAAGCAGAAGGTAGCAATGGTGACGATGAGTACCTGTGCTTCTTGCTTGGTCTTTCATATGGTTACTTTAGGAAAGCAGCATGATTCTCGCTAGAGAACTCACTCAGTGGGATGCTGGTACGGCATGTAACCATACCTACATCATGACTGAATCCATGGACAAAATCTTTGGTTACTTCAAACGAAATGATCCAAAAGACTTCATGATGTTCAAGAATCCGATTCGTATTGATACACGCTATCGTAAATTCAAAGTTATCAAACGCAACATGTACTTCAAAGGACAAGAGCCAACTCATCAGATCTGGCATGTCAAGGGTACTAAAGACCATGTTTATACTGTAGAGAAGTCAGAGCATGGCATGTATTGTAGTTGTATCGGTTTTAAATATCATGGTAAGTGTAAACATATTGATGGAGTGATGAATGAACATAAATGAATTTCTAAACAGTCTTGCTGAAAATGCCTCACGCAATTTCAAGATCGACCAATTAAACGCACAGAGCGATAACGAAACTCTGCGTGAGGTTATTCGGCTAGCACTAGATCCATTTACTCAATTCTATCAACGAAAGATTCCTGAGTATACCACTGACTCAAAACAAACAAGTCTTGATCAAGCCATGCTTGCATTGTATGACTTGAAAGAAAGAGTCGTGACTGGTAATGCAGCAATTGAATATCTCCGTATGCTTCTCTCATCCGTATCAGCTGATGATGCTAAGGTATTAGAGAGAATCATCTCCAAAGATTTGAAGTGTGGTGTTGATGTATCAACTGCCAATAAAGTTTGGTCTGGTTTGATTCCTGAATACCCATGCATGTTATGTTCACCATTTGAGCAGAAGTTGGTTGACAAGATTAAGTTCCCAGCCTATGCTCAAATGAAAATGGATGGTATGCGATTCAATGCCATTGTCCGTGATGGTAAAGTAGAATTCCGTAGTCGAAATGGTAAACAGATTCTGTTGTTGGGTAATCTCGAAGCAGAGTTCGCAAAACTTGCTGGTAATGTTGATTGTGTATTCGATGGTGAGTTGTTGGTCATGGACGACATGACGATGCAGTTCGCAGATCGTCAAACAGGTAATGGTATCCTCAACAAAGCAAACAAGGGTACAATCTCTGCCGTAGATGCAGCAAAGGTTCATGCAACTGTTTGGGATTTGATTCCTTATGTAGCATTCGTTGATGGATACTGTTTGACTCCATACTCAAAACGATTCGCCACTTTACAAGCAATTGTGGACAAACAAGAATCTGCAGGTAAAAAGATTTGGTCTGTAACTTCAACCATCGTGCAAACACTAGAAGAAGCACAAGACATTTTTCAAGGTTATCTTGCAGATGGATATGAAGGTATCATCCTTAAAGATGGTGCTGGTGAATGGGAAGACAAACGAAGCAAGACTCAGATTAAATTCAAAGGTGAATTGGAATGCGATCTTAAGATTGTTGCAGTCGAAGAAGGTAAAGGTAAAGCAGTAGGTATGCTTGGTGCAATCATCTGTGAATCCGCAGATGGAATTGTAAAGGTAAATGTAGGATCTGGTTTCAATGATGCACAACGCAAGCAATATTGGAAAGAAAATATAGTTGACAAAATCGTGGCAGTGAAGTATAATAGTCGTATCAAGAACAAAGCTGGAGAAGAATCATTGTTCCTTCCAGTGTTCATTGAACTTCGTGATGATAAAGATGTTGCAGATAATTCAAAGGTGATAAAATGAAAGTAGTAATTAATACATGTTTTGGTGGATTCGGTATCTCAAATGAAGCATTCGAGAAGTTACTGGACCGTAAAGGTATTGCGTTTGATAAAGTGCCAGCCAAGTTTCCAATTCGTGGAAACGACTCAGACTATTACAAAGCAGGTAGTGAACAATCTGACGCTACATACATAAGTGAGTATGAGTTCTATGAACAACGCAATGATCCAGATTTGATTGCTGTGATCGAAGAGATGGGTAGAGCAGCAGATGGTTGGGCGTCTGAATTGAAGATTGTTGAAGTGCCTGATGATGCTGAGTGGCACATCCATGAGTATGATGGTATGGAACATGTGGCAGAAAACCACAGGACATGGGGCTGATATGAAGATGAAAATCTCGCAAGATACTGCAGATAGTATTACAAAAGACAATCTAAAACAGTGGAGAACATATCTTCAGTCTGAGTTAGACCAATGGTCAGCTAATCCAAAGAACGAACTCAATCCTGACGGAGTTTGGATGCATCCAGACGATGTAGTTGGCAATACAAAATATATTATGGCATGCACTTTAATCATTGATGCATTTGGAGGATAAAATGAAACGTGAACTTGATGAAGCACTATGTGCAAAGTATCCGCTGATCTTTAAAGATCGTAATGCAGATATGCGAACTACAGCCATGTGCTGGGGATTTGACTGTGGTGATGGTTGGTATAATCTCATTGATGTTCTTTGTGGTCTGTTGACTTCTGAATATCGTGGTGCTGAAAGTCGTTATGAATCCATCAAAGATAAAGTTGGCCAACCAACATTTGGATTCAAAGATAATGGAGATCCAGTTGGTAAAATTGTCACTCAAGAACTGATTGATGAAGCCAAAGCAAAACTAGATGAAGAAACATTGAAGGTTCCAGTTGCTTCTCAAGTTAAAGAAAAGTTTGGTGGACTTCGTTTCTATGTTCAAGCTGCAACAGACAAACACTATCAATATATTTCTTTCGCAGAGTCTATGAGTTATCGTACTTGCGAAGAGTGTGGTGCTCCAGGAAAAACATACACCGATGGATGGCATCGCACACTTTGTGACATCCATGCAGCAATGTCTGGTCGTGAAGAAGAATATGAATCTGATGAGGGAGATGAATAATGTTTTATGGTAAAGATACGATTGAAGAAAACTTTGATGTTCTCCTACGAAAATTAGAACAACAAGAATTGTTTTTGTTTGATCCAATGCCAAGTTATAAAACTGGTGAAAGATGGACTGATGAATTTCGTATTCGTGATGGTCACACTAAACTTGCTGATGGTTCATGGGTTACTATTCATAAAGTAACTACTTGGGTTGATAAACTTAAGAAAGATACCACAGAGTTGTATGAACAAAATCAGCAAACTAATCGTGAGTTGAGTCTTGCTAAACGCAGGATTTATGAGATGGAATATGGATTGCGAGTTGCTGAAAAG